TCTCTTTCATCTCTAGGATAGAACATAAAATCAAATCTAAAAGACCTAAAAGACGGACTAGAATACAACATTTCAAGCATAGGATTTTGAACTGTACCTGTAATAGCAGCAAAACCAGCTTTTAAAAGATTAGAGCCAGAAGCTTGTGCGACCGCATTCAATACAAATGGTGTTAAATTTGATGCAACACCAACTGCACCATCAACAGTAGCGCCGCTCGCTTTTAAGGCATCAACAGAACTTGCGCCGGCCGAGATGATTGCAGCTAAATTACCAGTTAAATCAGATGAACTGTATTGTTGATTGTAAGTAAAATTTAAAGTATCTGGCATGTAAAGAGCAATTGTTTCGGTTGTTCTTTGAATTGTTCTTGCACCCTGACTTAATATTTCACTAGCTGAACGGTTGCCAGTAATATTTTGTCCTAGTTGGCCAAGACCATTTCTAATACCAAATCGATCAATTTTTTCAATCAAATCTGCAGCTTTTGTTCCAATACTTGTCAAAGCACCACCAGATATTTTGTCTGTAATTCCAACTAAATTGACAGCACCTTCACCAAGTTTACCAATTGAACTGTATATTGGTGGTATTCCGCCATTTTGCAATATTGTAGGCAAATCACCAGATAAATTACTTTGAAACTGTGTTTTAACTTGTGTGTTAATATGAATGACCATGTAATGGCCCTTATCTGCACTTCCAAGATCAATAGGATACCTCAACAATTCTACATCGTATTTTCTATTACCAACCAAATTACCAATAGCGCCAAATCCACGTCTTGTTGCCGTTTTAAAACGAAGGTCTGCAAACGAAAATAAGGCCATATTTTTCCTAAGTAAAATAAATACTATTTATGTCATACAAAGGAAGATTTATACTTAAAAATCCCAAGAAATATGCCGGTGATGCAAGCAATATTATTTGGCGTTCCACGTGGGAAAGAAAAGTCATGGATTGGCTAGATCAAAGTGAAAGTGTCATTTATTGGTCTTCCGAAGAGTTGGTAATTAGATATTACAACCCTATTGACAACAAGATACACCGTTACTTTCCAGACTTCATCGTTAAAGTGAAACGTAAAGACGGAACCGTGATGACTCATGTTTTAGAAGTCAAACCAGAGTATCAAACTAAAGAACCGATTCGTAAAAGAAAAACACAAAAGTTCATTAGTGAATATGTGACTTATGCAATCAATCAATCTAAATGGAAAGCTGCTACTGAGTTCTGTAAGGATCGTGGATGGGAATTTAGAATACTTACGGAGAAGAATTTAGGTATTATTTAAAAGCGGACACCATACTTATGTTCCAAATGTGTGCCTAAAAAGGCAATTTTAGCAATTCACCTAAATACAATATGGCTTATTTAATTGACCGCATTAAAAGTTCTCTTGCAAAAGAAGGTTTGAACACTCGCACTAATCAAGCACGAGCATGGCTACGTGCTAAAATATCAACCTTGAAACCTAGTCGGCAGGCACTTTTTGCGGATCGTCAAAGACTAAAAAATAATGCCATCATTGGTCGTATGTATTTTTACTTTTATGATCCAAAAATGAAAGATAAGTTGCCATATTACGATAGGTTCCCATTGGTTTTACCCATAGAACAATATAACGATGGTTTTTTAGGATTGAATTTACATTACATTCATCCAAGGCAACGTATCGTTCTTTTAGATAAATTAAGTGAATATGCAAATAACGACAAGTTTGACAAAACAACTAAACTTCGTTTAAGTTACGATTTGCTTTCACGAGCAAGTAAAACTTACGAAGCAAAACCATGTATTAAACGATACTTGTTTAATCATGTTGAATCTAGGTTTTTAGAAATTGATGCTGACGAATGGGACATTGCCGCATTGTTGCCGATGGAATCATTTGCTAAAGCTTCGACAAGTAAAGTATACGCTGAATCTAGGAATAAATTCTAATGGCATTTTCACCACAATCTTTTTTATCAAATGTAAATGCAAAAGAAGGTTTCGCTAAACCATCAAGGTTTGAAGTGATCATTCCAATTCCACAATACATTAATCAATTCATTGGAAATTCTTTTCTAGAAAAACTTATTAATCTGCCTAATGTTTTAGTTGCAGATATTACTAACATTATTCGTAGCGGAAAACAAGATGCACAATCTCGCAGTGATAATCCATCACTGTCACGCTATCTAGCACTTCAATGCGAAAGTGCTGAATTACCGGGCAAAACACTACAAACTGCTGATGTTAAGATTTACGGCCCAACATTTAAAGTGCCGTATCAAACACAATACGGTGAAACAGCATTAAACTTTATTTGCACAAATGAATTTTATGAACGTAAATTATTTGAAAGATGGACTGATTCAATTATGCCATCAGATACAAATAATTTACGTTATCCAAAAGGTCGAGAATCACGTTATTTAACAAATATCAAAATCATTCAATATGATGAATTTATTCGTCAAATATTTGCTGTTGAATTAATCGATGCATTTCCAATTGGTATTGCATCACAACCATTATCTTGGTCAGAAGATGGATTTCATCGCTTATCAATACAATTTGCTTATCAACGATACAAAGTAGTATTTAATGGAAATTATAACTTGGTTGAAGCCGCCGCGCAGTTATTTGGTGATGCTGTTGGAAGAAAATTGACCAATGTTACAGATAAAATTTATAACCCTGCCGGAACTATATTTGGTAGAATTTTTAACTAGTGGAGATATATCATGTTACCGAAGATTGATACGCCTGTTTTTGAAACAAAACTTGTTTCTACAGGCAAAAAAATAAAATTTAGGCCATTCTTAGTCAAAGAACAAAAACTTTTTATGATGGCTATGGAATCAGAAGATTCTAAAGAACAAATTGAAGTTGTTAAACAAGTTTTAAACAATTGCATTTTATCAAAAGATGTGGATGTAGATGATTTACCTACATTTGATTTAGAAAATTTGTTCTTACAATTAAGAGCAAGGTCTGTTGGCGAAATAATTACATTAAAATATACTTGTAATAATATTATAGAAAATGATAAAAAATGTAATGGATTGGTTAAATTTGATTTAAATCTTTTGGAGTTAGAGCCGTCTAAAGACGCGAAACATTCTAACAAAATAGAAATTACAAACAAACTTGGTATTGTGATGAAATATCCAAGTTTTGACAGTATTAATACTGAGCATATAAGTGAAGAAAATGAAATTGAAAAGACCATCGAACTTATTGCCAAATGTGTTGATTACATTTACGATGATGAACAAATTTATTATGCTAAAGATTCAACAAAAGAAGAATTAATAGAATTTATTGAAAACTTGCAACAAGATGATTTAGAAAAAATTCAAGACTTCTTTTTGACAATGCCTAAAATTAAAAAAGAATTGAATTTTAAATGTCCAAAATGTAACTATGAGGAAAAACTTAATATAGAGGGCATACAAAATTTTTTCGTATAGGTCTTTCTCACGATAGTTTATCAAATCACTATCAAACCAACTTTGCTATGATGCAGTATCACAAATACAGTTTGACTGAATTAGAAAATATGTTACCGTGGGAAAGACAAATTTATATTGATATGTTAGTGAAACACTTAGAAGAAGAGCGAGAAAGACTGAAAGCACAACAAAAGGCACGATAATGGCTACCAAACAATCAAGACTAGCAGAAATTTATAAATCAGAAAAGGCAAGAGGCGGTGGAGTAGGATCGACTCTTGGTAAAAGATTTTTAGAAAAAGTTGACCCACGCCAAATATTCAATCAAAGTGGTTTTTTAGCTGCAGTTTTGCCTTCAATGTTCAAGGCATATAGTGCAACTCCAACTGGTGACGCTACAAGTAAAATTTCAACAGCACCAACAAGAGATTCCATGGTTTCTGAGGCCATGAATGCAAAGTTGGATGTGTTAGTTTCAAAAACAAATGATGTAATTGTCAATACACAATTAAGCGCTAAAAACTCTCTTGTATTGCCAATGATGGCACGAGATATGAATTTGATGCGACAAAACATCGCTAAACTTGTAAAGATTCAAGGTGAAGGTAAAGTTGGTGGAGAACCTGCGTATAAAGCGGATATGTTCTTCAAGCGTGCAGGTGAGAGAGAAACAGAGTATGAATCTAAGTTTGGAAAAGCAAAATCAACACTGCCAACACCAGTATCAGGTAAAAAAGAAGAAGGTGGTGGATTACTTGGAATGTTAAGCATGTTGTTTGCGCCATTATTGAGTATCGGTACAACAATCGTTGGCGCAATTACAAGTGCTTTAGGTGGAATAGGTGAATTTTTATTAAAAGGCATTGTGTCAGTTTTCAGTATTGATAACATTATGAAAGCACTTGGACTAGGTGGTAGTGTCATTGGTAAACTAGTTGAGTTTCTCACCGCAATCGTAAAAAGTCCTATATTTTTAGCTTTCGCTGCGGGCGCCACTATGTTTCAAATTGCAAAAATGTTGCGAGAAGAATTTGATGAGAAAAAACAACGTTACATGGAACTTGCAACTAAGAAAAAAGAGCAAGGTGGTTTGTCTGCTGATGAAGAATCAGAATTACAAAAATTAAACTCTCCTAAACTTCAACAAGCTGCTAGAGAAGAATTGAGTTATGATCCAATACTTAACAAAGAAACCAGTAAAACTAGAATACAAGCTATTGTTGGTGAAACAAATGCAGCTAGAGTTGCTTTACAAGATGAAGCTGCATTACAACTTCGAAATGAATATGAACAAGCAGGTAAAAATCCAAATTTAGTTAAAAATGAAGAGATAGTAAAACGTGCTGAAGAACTGAAAAAGATGCGAATACCAGTTCCAGATGATGGTTCTTATGACGCAGCTGAAAGTAGAAGATTTAGACAAACAGAAACAAGTGAGGGGAGACTTTCAAGATTAGATGTTACTCCAAGTGCAGTTGGAGGTGGCCGAGGTATGGTTAATCCGCCATCAGTTTCACCAACACCAACAAGAGAAGAACCTCCTAGTATACAGACTGGTCCAAATGGTGAGTTTAAAAATAAACGAGAGTTTTTAACCAGAATGTATCCCTTAGCTGTAAGAGCATCGGAAAAATTAGGTGGTGTAGATCCAAATGCTTTACTTACACAGTGGGGTGTAGAAAGTGCTTTTGGTACTAAAACTTCTGGCAAATATAATTATTTTGGAATAAAAGCAGATAAGAGTTGGAGTGGTCCAAAAGAAGATGTAATGACTCAGGAATTTATTAGTGGAGAAAAAGTTCGTATACCACAACCATTCAGGTCATACTCAAGTCCAGAAGAAGCTGTAGATGACTATGTTAGTTTTTTAAAAACAAACAAGCGATACGAAAAAGCGGGTGTTTTTCAAGCACAAACTTCTAGTGATTTTTTTAGTGCTCTACAAAAAGCTGGTTATGCTACCGATCCAGAATATGCCGCTAAGCTTACCAAAATTAGTGAATCAACATCAAGACAAACCGCTTCTCTTGGTGTAAGTCCCACAATGACAGCTTCCCTACAACCTGCTACTCCATCAATGTCTGTTGCTGCAGCTAAACCACCGGCAGGACCGATGATTGCTGCCGCTACAACAGAGGTTGCTAAAGAAAGAATGCAGGTAGCTTCTGCGCCAGTTATTATTTCAGCACCAACTACAAACAATGTTCAATCGCCGGCCAGAACTCAACAAGCATATAATCAACCAGGTGTGGTCGATAGTGAGTTTATGAAGTTGTTAGTCGGAAGAACTGTAACAATATAATAAAAAACCCTGCCGAAGCAGGGTTTCTTTTAGCGTTCTTCTGCTAGTGACTTAAAATAATCCAAGTCTTCTTCATCGCCAGTGTTTGATGTGTCAATGTCAGCATCAATCTTTGCGACTGTATCTTCAGCCTTAGAACGAATAGGCACACCTTCAAAACCAAGAACCTTATCAAGGCGACCTTTCAAAGTTTCATAAGACTTAAAGTTCTTTGCATCAGTAAACTCTTGAAGAGAGTGTTCTTTCTTCCAAAGTGTTTCAAGTTTTTCATCATTACCACCAAAAAGTGGTTCAGGTGAATCAAACTCAGACTTATCGTAGTTGCGATAGCCTTCAACATTACGAATCTTCAACTTGAAATTCGCACCTTCCCAAAAATCAAATGGGTTGATAGGCTTTTCATCTTCAAATTCTGGATTCATAGCTTCACTGATCTTATCGAAAATCTTCTTGCCAAACTTAAAGAGCTTGACTTGACCTTCGTTCTCAGGATTCTTAGGATCAGAAACAATGAACACATTAGCGACATAGTTCAATTTGCGCTTTTGTTTACGAACAATTTCTTTATTGGCTTCAACACCTGAATTCCAAAGCATACTGTTGTGTTCACAAACTGGGCACTTTTGATTGATTGTAGTTAAACAGTTATCAATCAACCATCCACCCGGACCTTGAAATCCATGAGAGAAAACACGAACCCAAGGAAGAGCATCATCACCATCGACAGCAGGTGCAGGTAGAAAACGAACAACAGCCATGCCGTTGCCAGATTTATCTACAACTGGTTGCCAGAAACGAGTATCTTCTTTGGAACCTGAATCAGCAGGTTGATTGACGGCTTCGATAGCCTTAGTGAGTTTTTCAAACGAACTCTTGTTACGCTTGAGATTAGCAAATGAAGTCATATATTTTCCTTTCGTATGACGGAGTATTAACGGTATGTAAACGAATTATCCACAAAAACATAATGTAGATATATTTAGTGAAGTGCAAATGTGTCCTTCAACTTTTTAATTGTATCTGCCACATTCACATGAAGAATGCCAATACCACCTGCGCGGTTGAAATCGTCAATTACATCTGGCGTATCATCAATTAAAATGGTTTTTGGTGTTGCATAGTTCTTCTTTAGTCGGCGGCCAGGCACAATATTACGAGTGTAATAAATTTGATGTCCATTAAGCCAATTATTTTTTTGAAGTGTAACTTCATTGTGATATTTTTCGCCACCACTAGAAGATAAAATTTCAATTATAATATCAAAATCATTTTCTAGCTTTCTCACAAATTTTACAAGTTCATCAGCACCAGGAAACTTATCAAGTGTAGCAAAGTTTTCGCCCTTAACAAAAGTAGTCCAGTTAGGACTGAAGTTTTTGTTTTGTCTTGAATCTGCCGGTGATTCATTGAACAGTTCGTGATAGCGCTTATCAAAATGTGCTAGAACACCATCCATGTCAAGATACAACTTTTTTACTTTCATTCATTACTTTCTTTAAAATAGATTTACATTTTACATCATCAAAAGATAAAAATGCGGTAAACTTTTCAACTTTTCTTCGGTAATCTGGCCATCGAATAGTGTCAGTAATTTTTTTCGACCACATTGGAAAAAACTTCAGTATAGAATTAAGTATACAAAGAGTTTCAATTTGTATTTCTTTTTGCAGAGTTTTTGTTAATAGAACTGGATAATCACCAGATTCACTTTGCAATAAATCATTTGGATTGTCGATACCAGCAAAGAGTTTACGACAATCATTTTCAAAAGTGTACGAAAGACTTTGAATAATCTTTTGTCGCTCTCTAAAGATGGTTTCGGATTCTTCGGTCAACAAATCACCAACCCATAAATTATCATTGTGAAGCAGATTAGCAACAATAAACAAAATTAATTCATCTTTACTTGGCAGTCGCCGAGATAGTTTATAGAAATGATACTTGTCTTTACGATTTTCAAAAGAATCTACATAGATTTTACTTTTGCCGTGATACTTAAAAAAATCGTATGAATCGGAAGAGAAATGAAGTTTGAGTGCTTGAAAAATACAAAACGCTTCATATCCAGTAATCATATAGGTAATCGTGATGTTTTAATTTTCAACATATTATGGTCCATCGCTTGAGATTCAATCTTAGCTTTAAGACCAGTGTTAATTAAAGACGCAGCAACTTCAACTTCAAGTCCAGTTTCTTTACAATACTCTACAATGGCTTCAAGATATGTATAGTCTGAGTTTGCAACCATGCTGTCAATTGCATATGCAAACTTTTTCATTTCATCTTTAGTTGGCATTGTACTCCTTCGTTGAGCCAAAGTTCGTTTTCAATAGCGCTAACTCCGTTTAGACCATCTACTAGATTTGAAAAAACTTTTTCACCAACATTATTTACATCATCAATTTCAACATCACTTAATTCTTCAGATAATGGTTCAACAATCTCAAGATAACCATCAAAGGTATAACCAGAACCACGAAGAAAACTTTCAAATCGTCTAAGCATCGTATCTAGCGATATTGCGTTAAATTCAAACGTAACTTTGCTATAGTCCTGAGGCTCCTCTGAAATAAATGTAAATTTAGTCATAATATATCTCCAAAAATTACTTCTTGTTACTTAAAGAATGTGCAATACAAACAGAATTTGGATTTGTTTCATATGCACACTTTACAGACAAAGGATCAACACCCTTTGCAATTGCAGCTTCGATATTTTTCGCCATGTTATTGCGATCATTTAAATTATATACAATTGTACCAACAATTGCGGTACAAGATACAATTGTAAGTGCTATCATAATTGTAATTAAATCGCGGTTTGCTCGATTATATAATGGTTTTGTTTCGGTCAATTTGATCTCCGCTTCGTTTGTAGAAGATGTGTCTACCAATTTGCTTTTCCTTTTTTAGTTGCCAGCCAGGATTAACATAATCCGCATGATAGAATGTCGCACCATTCGTAACATCTTGAACCCGATGTAGGTTTAGATAAAGATAGGTCGACATTTCTAAGATTTCATTATACAACGGACTGTTCTTAATTGTCAAGCGTAATCTGGTAACATTTGGATCACAATACCAAGAGAATTGGCAAGTACCGTTAGTTTTCTGAAAAACCACGCCACAAATACTGTCTGCATAATTGCCTGTTCGTAGGCGATTCAAAGTGACAAAAGCAACTGCTATTTTGCCGTCTTTTGGTTCATGTGCAGCTTCAAAATAAATGTTCTCAGCTAAACACGATATTTGTTTTTGTGCTTCTGCATTAAGCGCGTTAAATGGCGCTTTCATCGGTAGAATGCTTCTTGTATCCACATGAATTGCTAGCAACATTACAATAATACTTGCTAATGACAATCCAAAAAATAAGGTTTTTGCTCCCATCATTTTCCTTTCAAGATAGTTTACCCACTAGACTTTAAAAAGTCTCATAAAAAAATATTTGCCTCTTGCGGCGATTGGGATTTTGTTTTAATAAATGGTGGGTATTCTGTTACGAGGAACCCACCGAACCCTAAGCAGTGTTTAGGCTGCTAATGCGAACTTTTCATCGTTTGCATTTACTTGATTTACTTTTAACGACTCTCTGTGTCGTGCTGTCCACTCTGTTACTATTTGCCCTGTCGAAACCATTTCATCCCCAGCAACAACACACTATTTCTAATATGCTCTTGGTGGAGATGGGCGGAGTCGAACCGCCGTCCAGAACACTTTTCTCTTTGCTTCATACAGCAATATAATTCATTAACGCATTAAGGTATTTATGCTTTTCCCTTACAAAGATTTGTGGTTGTGAGTCTTCAACTGCAATTGCAACCACAATCTGATTTACTGGCAATTCAGTTCGTTCTTCAAACATTTCAGCGTATGCAGTGCATTGCATAAAATAGTTTAAAATGCCGTCTTCACTTTTTTCTCTTGAAGCCGTTTTATAGTCAATAATTGAAAGTTGATTATTCCATTCTGCAATACAATCACAACGACCAGCAATTTTCAATCGATGGCTAAAAAGTGCTTGTTCAATGCCAAACACACGACCAACATTTTCATCAATATGTGGTTTAAGTTGAAGAAATAATTCTTTGGTATCAGGCATCATAGTTTTAAACTTTATGCCGTCAGATTCATTTAAAAGATATTTTTCACAAATCGTATGAAGTTTTGTGCCTCGACTTGAAGCCTTTCGAGAAATACGATTTGCTTCTTCAGCGCCTACACGCTCACGCCATTCAAACAAAGCTTTCTTGTTATAAGAAGAAAGAACAGTAGTGATGGAAGGATACTTTTCACCTGTCGGTGTTTCGTACACTCTTCCATCATCTGTTGTTACTGCTTTAAGATCGTAGTCTAGTGATTTTAATTTTACAAATTCAAAGTTACGCAAAACCTAATTCCAATTTAGTCACAATATAATTTTTTACCAATTCAGATCGAACAATATCTTCAACACCAAATTCAATCTTATCAAAACATCCCATTTTATCTATGATTTTCATAAACTCAAGCAAACCTGTTCGTTCTTTTGAATTTAAATCACTTTGTCGGTAATCACCACAAAACACAATACGGCAGTTATCACCAATTCGTGTAATGATTGTATCAAGCTCATGGTAATTCATATTTTGCGATTCGTCAACCATTACAATGGCATTCTTGAAGGTTACACCTCTTAAATATGAAGTTGTGCCGAATTCAATAAGTTTTTTAGTCTTTAGTATATCATAACCATCGCCACGACCAAATAGATCATCACAAATTTCTCGGTATGGTTCTTCGTATACTTTTGTTTTTTCTTTTACATTTCCTGGTAAAAATCCCATGTCTCGACTTGGGACTACAGAGCGAATGATAACTATTTTATCTTGAAGAGAATTTCCTTTTAGAACTTCATTTAATGCTAAGTAAAGTGTTATAAATGTTTTACCTGTTCCGGCAACACCATGTAAAAGTAAATGTTTGCCTTCATTAAAGGCGTTAAATGTGTCCTCTTGATTTAAGGTCAACGGCTTGATTCTTCTTAAAGAAAAATGGTTTTGTTGATTCTGTAGTTTTTTTGCCATTAGTTCTACCTTTTTGGAAATAAAAAAGAGAGACACCAAATGTATTGGTTATCTCTCTGGTTGATGAAAAATACAAACTCATCATCTAGTTATTTTTCCACTTGTTAAAAATATCTCGAGCTTTCGCCTGATGTATTGTTTTCTTGCCATATCTTGACGCAAGAGGACTGTCGGGATGGGCTTCAGAAACTTTCGCTAAAACCTCTTTCCAAGTATCATCAGTTTTCGAGTCGAGGCTACCGGAACTACTGATAATAGCAGGCGCAGATGGCAACTGGCGAATATGTTGGTTTTTTTCTAACAACTCTTCTTTACGAGAATTGGTCAAAAAATCCTCAAACTCTTCATCAGTTTCAATGTTCACAAATCTATAAGTTGGCATTATGTTTATTTAGTCCTTCTGAGAACCAAAACGGAACATCACGCTTAGTCCACTTGGCGAAATGATTTTTACGCTCTATGTAGTATTTGTGATAAGATGCTAAAGAATTATTTGGTATTTTGCATTCATTTGGCATGGCTGGAGTCGGAGGATAAAAATCACCAGGAGCAATATTTTCGGGTGGAAGATAAAGCACTTGACCAAGCCGTGTTTCTACAGAGTGAATTTTTTCATAACGATAAGTGTATTCTTTACAAAGATAATACCACATACGATGAAACCAAATATAATTTTGGCGTGTTGCGCGAGCCCATATGGCTGACGGATGATTGATATGTGAAGCTTTCATCAAAATATCTTCTATATCATCTTTAACACGCCATCGTTTGATAGATCGACCATTAGCCGTCTTGTCAAGATACATATGACCATCAAGAAAACGATGAGCCGTAGACATAAGTTGTCCATACTCAATGATCATTTTGACCACATGCTTGTCGAGGTGCATTTCAGCACAAGTTTTAGGATCACGATCTAGGTAGAAAATATTCATAATACAAACCTAGGATAAGGGGCACGTTGTCTATCTTCCCGACAGTCAGCTGTTGTTTAAGAGTGAGCGTGTCCGTTACGCTACTCCCCCGATTATATGTATATATTATTCAGCTGAAGTTTCGGTAACTTCAACGATGGTCATTTTGTCAGCAACAGGTTGAACTGCTTCAACGGGCTGAACAGGATCAGCCTTCTTCACAGAAGTCTTAACCTTCTTGACCGGCTTTGCCTTTAGATCGGCAAGCTTAGCAATTGAGGGCTTCTTTTCGACCTTACCAGGTTCGAAGCCACTCTTAGTAACGCCAGTGCGCTTGAGATATTCTTCCATCTCTTTTACATTGACGATTTGATACGCAGTTACTTTGCGACCGTCTTTGACAGCCCTGACAACGCCATTGGCATTTGTCTTAATGTGCCAAATATAAGTTGAGAGGCGATACATGTAAATTTCTTTACCGAGAGTCGCATCAATTTCTTCAACAGTTACAGGCTTGCCAGAGACAAGAACAGTTAGCAACTTTTGAAACGGCTTGAGTTTAATAGATTTTCCACGAGGCATAATATAGTCCTTTCAATTTAATTTTGAGATTACAGTGTAACACAGGCATGAGCAAGTGTCAAGAGCAATTTGCATTATCGCCGAGTATCGCGGTATACGGCAAAAGTTACCGCATCTTGCTTCAGACAACTGGATTGCCGAGTAACAAACGAACGGCCAGAATTAGCCGGCCGAGGTCCACGAAAACGAACACGAATTGGTTCTCCGACGATTTCACGAATAAGTTTAATTGATTCACGATTGTATTTTACCATAGGAATCTTTTTATACAAAGAGACTTCCCAAGGCGGAGATCGAAAATCACGAAGTTTGGTCATTTTAACGCTCCAAAATAAAGTGGTCACCAAGGTGCAAATCGAAAGTTTTCAATAGGTGTTCATAATCACCTCTCATCATTTCTTCACAAATTGATTCACCTAGCTCACGAGCGCCCGAGCGAGCGAATGTGCTTCGAACAACACCTAGCAAATAAAAGGCATTGCCTTGCGGACCGGTCAAATCAATTACGGTACGACCACGAGATTTAGATTTCTTGCGAATCATAAGATTCTATCTCCTTCACTTTTTTTACTAATTCACTATCAGACAAATTGTTTAAATCAACACAAAGATGAACGAAAGCAATTTTTTCTAGGTTAGTTACTGTCATAGATTCCACATTGTATTGTGCAATCTTTTCTATCATTTCAAAACGAGTCATAAAGTTTCCAATTTAGCCATCAAAGTAGCAACATCATTAAAAATTTCTGTACCGTAAGCACTGGTGCGTAACAGAATAAAATTTCGATTGTAAATTTCAACAGTAGCGTCCAAAGTTCTCGCACGACCAAAAGTTACAGCACGATATTTTGCGCCCTTTTGACTAGTGTGCTCGCCCATCAATACGCCGTAGGGCGCAGTAAAATTCTTACCGAGAGCCCAATCGTAAACTTTTTGTTGAATTTGTTCACTGTTCATTGTGAAACATTATAACAGAAAATTGGCAATTGTCAAGGCTGTTGTATTAACGCAACAACAAAAAAATTAAAAACGAAAGCGCCATCACACCAAAAGTTACAAGGCGACCAAATAGAGCACCAATAAAGGCGCCTAACATAAAAATGATTGGTTGTGTTAAAGTAATTTCCATTTTATCTACGCATATTTGCTTGGTCACGAGCTTCTTCATCAGTAAAAATTGGTACAGCATTGCTCTTGTGCAAAGTACCAATACCTTTCATAGCCGTGCCAGTGTACACTTTGCCATGTATTGGTTTTGTGCAACCACCGCCAGGAACAAAAGATGAAAGACTAGGATAATTTGGATTTTCACGAATAACAGAGCCTGTCACAACCGGCGACAACATCACTTTGACAGCCTTCAGAGGTTTTTTTGGTGCGTGCTTTTGCACTAATTCATTCCAAGAATCACGAAGCTCACGCTGCTTAGCATTGAGCTTGTGCTTTTTAGATTTTTGATGAGTATGAATAATCATTCTTCAAACTTGACACTGGAGAGGCCAGAATACATCAAACCCATGCCAGATGCGGCAACAATGCACAATATTACCAGACCAATATTTTGGTCGGCATCTATTGTGCCAGCCACACCAAACAAAAGAAAAAAACCAAGAATCAAGCGAATCATTGTTTATGCCGTAATGTAAGGTTTGTTCCACTTACCAACATTGATTCGAAAGTAGTATGCAGTATTGAAATAATCAGTTTGAATATCCGATTCATCATACCAATTGGCACTCTTCATAGCCTTAAAAGCTTCTGTCAAAAATACCTTAGAAGTGCCGGTAAAGTGTTCATGGAACCAATAAGGATTTACATCAATGCCAAACTTGCGAGCATCTTCACGGTCGCCATAGTCAGTAAAAAAATCAACCTTGCCAGACTTGAGCGTCAGCACAATGGTCGAGTGATTACGCACCGAAAGCGTACCCTTAATACCGAACTTCTTCAGAACCGGCTTTAGGTTCTTAGCGATGGTAGCCTTCATTTCTTGATTCATGTAAGCCATGATAAAATCCTTAAACTTGTGAATTAAAACCGAGATGAAACTCAGCAATTAACATTTTGGCGATATTGACATACTGACGAGCACGCTCAGTATCACCGAATGCCATAACTTCCTGAGAATCAGAAAGGTATGACATAACCACCATACCAGGTCCTGAAAACTTGAAAGTAATTGAATCTTTAACCGACTCAAGAATATCACTCTTGGTCGAACCGTACGCTTGCATTTCCCAAGCGATTTGTGATTTACTATCTCTTTTCATCATGCAGTCCATTATACGCAGGACTCGGCAATTGTCAAGTGTTTTTGCTGTTGTATTTAAGCAACACTTTTAGACTGTAGTTTTTCTACAACAGCCGCGCCGTGTTTACATTTTCCACGAAAACTAAATCCAGTGCAAGTGCAAATATACCCATTCTCTCGAATTTCGACATTATATACTTTTTGACCAGACTGCACTTTAAATATTCGAACACCATCTTGTTTTTCAGTTTTAATTAGTTTCTGTAAACCAAGATGATTTACTATTTTAAATGTTCTATATCGTTTATCGATAGTAATAGATTGAGATTTACTGATAATGATTTCGTTATTATCGGCTCGAGCATATGCGATTAACCGATTATGATTATCCAGTAAATATGTGTGATTAGCCACGGGATAATCCGTGTTCCACACTGTAGTTTCTTTTAAAATTTGCATGATGCCATTTTATAGCAAATGGCTAAATTGTCAAGAGCTCTGTTGTTTTTTTACAACATTAGCCTTTGAGTAAGACTTGATTGTTTTCTTCTCGCAAGTCTTCCTCAAACTCTTTCATTTCAAGTTGTTCAAGTTCTTTTTGCAAAGCTTCGGCTTGACCCTCGCTATTTGCAATTTGCAATTGAATTTCTCTAATGCGCTGTTTGAGATGTTCTCTATAGGACATATTCTTTTTCTTGTTTTAGAAGGCGATAATATGACTTATCGTGATGTTTGTTTTTCAGTTGTCGCTTTTGTTCATCTTCACCATTCTTTCGAAATTTTGTTTTTTCTGGCTTGATGATTTTTTTGGCACTGGTTTGCATTTTAGAAAATAATCTCCTTAGTCTATTAAAGTAATACCGGGTCCAATTGTTAGGACCTGTTTTTTCTTCCAAGGGTATTCACCGCCATATTGTTCTAGCGTTTGTTGATTTCCTTGAATAAAAAACTCTTTTGTAACGGATTTGGGATTGCCGTCTAATCGATAATTGCAAGTGTACTGTCGAGTACCTTCAAATTTTGGAAAATGCTTTTTTAATGCTGAAAAGAATTGTCTATCAGCACCCCATTGGCCGTACCAGGCATGGCCAACAGAAGTAGCAATATCACGGCGAATTCCAAAAGTTGAGGTATCAATGTGATATAGCGATGAATTAACATAAACAGGCCATTTGCCAAGTGATTCACAATTATCTTCACAAATAAATTCTCCATCTTTGTCGTATATATTTCTAAATGAATAAACCCAATCGTAACCAGATTTTATTTTGTCAACGATTGTTTCTATGTGATTTGGTTCGTACCAATTGTCTTCATCAAGATAACAAATTACATCCGCATTTACAAGAAATGAACAAGCAGCATAAACACGATGGCCATACCAACCTTTTCCAATATTTTCTTCTAAAGCAATTGTTTTGATTGTTTTTTGACCACAATGGTCATAGATGTATGGATGAATTTTTTCGTAATGTTCTTCACCATCTAAGAAAATGTAATGTGTTAAATCACTATAGGTTTGATTTTGAACCGTTTCAATACATTTAGCAAGATAGTCGGACCCGATAGTCGGCGTTACGACAGCAACTTTCATAATAGGCCAGGAAATGCTTCGTCTACAAGTTTTGGTGTGAGATGTTTAATACCTAAGTCTTTTTTAATAAGTTTTTCAAGCAACACAGCTTCATCTTTGTGAAGTGACTCTAAGGTAACAAGAAGCAGTTCAGTTTTTTTCTTATCTGTAAGACCTAAAGGCCGTGAGGGATGATCTTTGACAAATCGATACATCTTAGTCATCTCAGAGTCAAGATATGTGTAATTCAAACCAGCAGGTTCAACCGCAGGCCTGTATTTTGGAATGTTAACATCAAATACAACATTTGGATGAAATGCAGCTTGCAAGAAAAGACGAAACATTGGATGATCGTATTTTTTTAGAACACTCAAACGATCTTGTTTTGTTGACGCTTTTTCAAAATCTTCAAAAATTTCAGAATATAGTTTTGCTGCACTCATGTTTTTCTCAATTAAAATTCATGTGCGACTTCAATAAGATTTTTAAGTCTGTTCGCAATCATGTAGTTCATAAATTCCTGCTTAGTTTTTCCCTTCGCAGATTCATATGTATTTAGTATATTTTGTTTTAGAACATCAGGAACTTTGGCTAAGTCAATCATTGTTTCATTACGAGAAAAATTACGAAGCATTTCATCTGTGCAGAAATCTTTAGGTTCTTGATTCAACCACCTAATAATTTTAGATTCAGTTATTGGTTTTTGGCGTGTTGCAGATACAAAACAATCATCAGAGCTAAGAATATTAGGAATACCATCACTCTTATCTCCGCGAATAATAAGTTGTTTTAGTTGCACCAAAGGAAATGGTTCTTTGATGTGTTTTTTCAAAATAGGTGAAAACTGTTCAACATTTGAGTAACGCTGAAGTTGAGCAAAGTCTTTATCACTAGAAAGAATCATAATCTTTTCGGTGATAGAATATTTTTGCACAAGTGTACCGATAATGTCATCAGCTTCAGCACCGTCAACATCAATTACCTTGTATGGTGAGTTATGTTTTAATTCTTCACGAATTTTGTTTAGAGATTCAAAAATAGAAGTCCAGTCGTGACCTGAAGCTGCACGAGCTTTCTTACGACCAGCTTTATAATGTGGAAAATATTCACGGCGCCAGTAGTTGCGATTGTCACAAGCAATGATAATCTCTGGACCATGAGATTCTTTAAACTTTTTTACATAAGTCCGAATCGTGTTCAAAATCATATGACGAACAAGATTTTCGTCCACAGAAGACTTTGAAGAACCAATTTGTTCCATCAAGTTAGAAATAGCAATTTGTTGGTAGTCAAATATAATCATAGTGCTCTCAGTATAACACCATTATGTAGGTTATGCGGCAATCTTACTGTTCAGTGTCTCTTTTTTGTATGGCAAAAATTAAATCGGCAATAAAATTATGGTCTAAGTCGGTAGAGTTATTGTCTTCGAATGGTATAATTTGCACATCATCCGTTTTTTCATCATACCATGCCCAAATACAAACCTCTTCTTTTGGCCGATGAATCAAAGCCCAAGGTGTAATGTCATGTGGAGGAAATTCTTTTGTTAATGAGTCTTTATGCACAAAGACAGCGAAAGATTTTGTAGTTCTGTCAGCACTCTCTTGATAAACGTATTCACCGTTTTCATCTTCAGTTTCAAGATCGGCAAAACCATCAAAAATAATTTTTACACCATAAGGTGCATTACCAGAATCATTTCCTGGATACAAGTTTTCATCTTCATCCATTGTTAAAACAAATTCACGAACCCAACCTTCAATAACTGGCGAATAATCTCGCTCATCGTCTAGATAAATTGTCATTTTATTACCTTGAGTAAAATAGTATCAGTATTTAAGCGGCCGCTCATAACACTTTCAACGGCACGAATGCCATCCATATAATTACGAAGCATCACTTTTCCTCCATTTAGGACTTCTGGCACACTCACCTCCGGCTTTCGGAGTTTCTTCTGAACTGACTTCGTTTCGTTAAAGTTTTGAATTGTTGTACCTTTAATTGAAAAACCACCAGCATCGTTTGCGTGATAACAACCAACTTTACGAGTTTTTGTGTTGTAAACCCATAGTTGCATTGCTCCTAGAATAGTCTTAACATCAATTGATTTTAGATTAAGTTCTTTAAACTCTTCGCAAATTTTAACTTTTGCAACAAGCTGATCAGGACTTTTATTCTTACGTTTGCGTGGTTTACGAGTTTTGGCTGCTTCACCTGAAAGTTTTTGACAATCAAGAATTACTTGATCACAAAAAGAAACCAACTTTTTAATGTTAGGTTTTGTAAAGTTAGACCAAGCTTCTTTTACATCTTTATCGGTGCTTGTAAGTGCTTCATCAAATTGTTGACGGCGCTTTCGAGACCAATCAACAATGTGTCGAGTATGCGCCTGTTTAACATTCATTGTATGAAATAAACCGTACGGTGAAGTGTTTGCTTTAAAGTTAGAAAGAATCAATTCATCAATCTGACCTTCAAGTTCACCAATGCACTCTGAAGCTCTCTCACGAATGCGGTCTTGAATATTAACCACATTTTCTTTACTCTCTTCAGTCTCTTCAAACTTTTTGGAAGAAAGTTCTTTTCGAATTAATTCAACTTCATTTTCCAACCAAGTTTGATTTTCAATTGGCAGAGTGGCACCGTTTGCTACAATACGGCATACGAAACCAAAAGTTGAAGATTTTTTTCTGATTACCGGTTTAGCATCAAGCTTGTGTTTCTTCTTTAAGAACTCAAGAGCATACTTTTGCGAATCTTTATTTTCTTTGTTTTGCGAATACCAAGACAAAGCACTTAAAATGTCGGTTTTTGTAATTTCGCCAGAAAATTTAGGTTCAAAATTTACAACGCGAGCGCGAGGCATTTAAAGTCCTTCACATAATTTAAAATGTCAGTTTAACAGAAATAAAACAAATTGTCAACCAGAAGGCGGCAATTTTTTATTTGTTGGTTCATTTATACAGGCAATCATGTAATAAGGCAAGTATAAACACGACAACCATATTTTTACGCAAAAATCAAAAATCATTTTTTATAATTATTACATTCTTTTCGAAACTTTTCATTAGCAGTGATTGCTTTGCCGTGGTCGGCATTTGGATTATTTTTTCGCCAACTATCTTGTTTTCTTTGAACACATTGATCTACTGGATCAGAACATGCAATCAAAATAAATGAAATCAATAAAACTATATATCTCATCTTCCGCAACTTTTTGTTGTGTTACAATATTGCAACAATTCATAACCACCCCATACAAGAACACCAATACCAATAACAAGCATAGTCACACCAATAATTAACTCTAGAGCCTCAAAAAACTTCTTCCTTCTTCTCATTTGAGATTCTTTTTCTTTTTTGGCTTCACGAGCGATTTCTAAATCCATCGCAGCTGCTCTAGATTTGATATTATTCCAAACATCAATTTTACCAGCTTGCATAAAAAGAAGTTGTAACTCTTTTTCAAATTGTTTTGTTTGATCCAAAGCCATTTCAATTTGAATAGCTGCACCCATACTAGAGCTAGTGCCGCTTCTTTTGGCTTCGACAACTGCTTTTGTTGCTGTGCTTTTAGCATCAAAATATTTACCTAAAACTGGACCAAGAGATGAAACATCATCTACTGTTTTAGATATTTTCTTTACTAATGCAACAGCCGATTGTATACCAGCTAGTGCTGTGATTGGATCAATCATTTGTTTGCTAACGGATTATCCATTGCCTTTTGAATTTTACTATCAACCTCTTTCTTTAAATCAATTACCTCTTTAGTAATTTCACGGCGCGCAGCTGAAAATTCAGAGTTGATTTCTTTGCGTGTTTTTTCCATATCACGGCGAATTTCATTTGCTTCTGTTCTTGCTTTCTCTAAATCTTCACGAACAGCTTTACGCATCTCACGCATCTCAGCTTCAGTTTCGCGTTGAGCTGTTTTAACACTTCTTTCGACCTGCTCTGTTACAGATTCATTGCGGCGAATATCACTTTTTAAATCATTTTTAATATCTCTGGTATAATCATTTGTTTTTTGGCTCTCGCCTTCAAGAACTGCTAGTCGTTTATCATATTCAGATAAATCAGGCGAAACAAATTCTGCAATTTTCTTTTTCATACTGATATAATCTTTGTAAACTTCAAAAGCACCGTAAAGACCACCAAGTGTTGATGATACAAGTGTCGCAGCGACCATTAATTTAGCAGGCGTAAATTCATAACCGCCAATACTAATAACAGTGTCTTTACTAGCATATTTTTTAACTGCAGCTTCAGCAGCATCAATTTTTTTGTTAACATCTTTAATTTCTTCTGGCATTTTTATTTCCTATATTGTTGATCTATCATTTCTTGATGTAATCTATCCGAGCTCATTCGTCTTAATGCTCGAACATTGTCAACATTTTTTTGTCCCTTATAAATCTCTTTTGAAACATAAAAAGATGCATCAGCAATAACAATATTTAAATACTGATTATAACCTACCGGTGATATTGCCATTTTGTTTATATTTACACCACCTGAAATTTCGTTATCAGAAACATTGGTATTTACAGTTGTTCTTTGTTGAACAGTTGAAGTTGATGAAAGTTCAATATTTCGGCCTTCAATAATATCATTTATTGGATTTGTTCTGTCTGTTAAAAGTTTTTGTGATTCGAATATAGCCAAATCATTTGTTGTAAAAATTGATTGTTGGCTCACACTTAAAAACGATTGAGGTGTTTGTGCTGCATCACTTACAAAAACTGGAATTGTTTGTGTAATTATTTGTTGTGATTGTTGTGGTGGCAATAAAGCAAATGATGTTTGTGTTTGTGTAAT